AATTGACTAAAATCATATAAAAATCCGTGACCGAAATCATTAGTGGTAATCACACTACCATCTTCATTTATAGTTTTACTATATAAAGGGTTAGTAAAAACTTGTTCATCAGATGTAAAATTTTTATCTTGAGTGAAAATAACATCATTTACAGCTTTCACTCCTTCAACTTTGTTTAAAGCACTAATAACATCTGCAGTATATATGGTTTGTTTAAATTGCATATTAGGTGTTGTGTACATTTTTCTTATTTCTTCAATACATTTAGATTTAACTACTGCTGAATCAAATCCTGGATATTTAAGTACATCAAAAACAATACCAAAATTTATAACATATCCATTTAATATTCTAACCTTATCAGTCACTAGTCTAAATTCGGACAAATAATTTTTTATATTTCTTTTTATCAAATCTGGTGAATTTATTAACTTGTTAGTTATGTCATAAGAAAGCACATAAATATCAACGGTTGGATTGAAAGATGTATCACTAGTATAATTTTTTATGTTTTCTATTTCATCTATTAAATTTTCAGAATCTAAACTTGTTATGTTTTCACCATCTGCAGAAATTAAAGATAATAATTCTCCATCAAATAAATTAACTGAAGATAAATCCTCTATTGGTACTGATGCATTCCCACCTAATATTTGTGTCATCATTTTTGTAACAATGGTTTTTACCTTTTCTACTTGTAAAGAATTATCTGGTGATGTTAACACTCCTCCTGTATCACAATATACTTTTGCAACACTACCGAATTTAGATGGTAAACTTATGACTCTAGCTTCATAATCTTGTTTTGTAACACATCTGTTTTGTGTATTATAATTTGAAAGTGCACCTTGACGAATTTCCTCTGTAAAATCACCTTCTTTTCCACCTGTCGCTGGTGAAATATTTTCTACGGTTAAGTTGGCAGTAGAACCACCTGCAGGTATTGTAGATATAGAGTCTATTATTGTTAAATCTCCAGCTGGTAAATTACTTTCTACGCCACCTCCTGCTCTATATGAAATAGTTAAATCTACATTCTGTGGTGCCTCACCTAATGATTCATAGTAAAGTCCAGATTTAGCATCTATAGGTTCTGGAGAAAAAATAGTTTTAGGTAAAGTTACTCCCTCTTGTTCTAGTGTTATATATGTAGTTTCAAATTTTTCTCCGTTTCTTAAAACACCATTACCAAAAATTAAAGATGTTGAATTGTCTTCATTAGTTTCAGTTATAAATCTTTTTGTAGTTTTTACAAAAGAAAGACTTGATGGTACAATTGTACTTCCATTATCACTAGATATTAAACTAGTGTCACGATTATCATTAGTATAATAATTATCTATGGCAACATTTTCTTGTGCTAAATAATCAACTTCATACCATTTATTATTATTTGAATCAATACAACTAATAACTTCAATAACATCATTACCTGGTAGAGTTATTTTTTTAAATTGCTCGGGATTACCGATATTGAATGTCGATGATTTTGTTTCACCAGAAACTGCTCTCACAACTCTTGTTGCTTTAAAATTAGAAACTAATCCTGTAGTTGAATCTATTTCGTTAATTACAAAATCATTTTCTTGCTCATCTACAGAAAAATCTATCGGTTCTAGTGTTTCAAAAACTATTTCAGAATTTGTACTAGAGACAATTACAGCACCCTTGTCAAGTGTTATTCTTTGACTGGCATTAGGTATTATATTATTTAAATCAGATGTATCTGCATCAACAACAAGTGTGAATGTAAGGTCAACATAACTTGGCACTATTGGTCTAGGTTTATAACCAGTGACTTTAGATAAATTAATTATGTTTCTTCTATCCTCGGATAGTGGAAGCATCATTTCTTTAAAAGAATCATCTATATAATAGTTTAAAACATCACCAACATATGCAGACATTTCTACTAACATCATACCAGGTGATGTTTCATTAAAATCTTTATAAACTTGTGGAAAATAAGATTTAACGTGTTTAATTAAACTTTGTTTTATGGAAACAAAATCTCTACTTGTGTAATTAGTAATAGATTGTCCATAAATATTTTTATCATTAAAGTTAGAATAAGATGGCATTAGTAACTAGCTCCCGTATTAACATTAATTTGTACTGAATCAGTGCTCGGATTTTCACCTACTCCAAAAGTTATTTCAATACCAATTGTATTTTTATCAATTTGTGGTTTTGTCTGTATATCATTAACCGTTACAAAAGGTAACCAAATTGAAATCTGTTCAATTATATCATCCTGTAAACCTATTATGCTTTCTTCTGTTATTTGATTAAACAAATGTTTTTTTAAATCTACACCCAAATTAGGTTGAAAAACTCTTTCTCCTTTTTGAGTCTTAACTAAATTTTCTAAATTAGTTTTTATTGCCTCAAAAGTTGTTACAGACTGGTTAGTTGATTCTAATGTAAATGGTAATTTAAATCCAATTTTTTCATCCTGTGTTATCATTATATTGAGATGATAGTACTTCATTCATTTTTGAAGAATCATATGTACCACCCCCTAATGTTTTCCATTCATCATCCATCGCCGTTTCATTTAATACATCATTCAATACTGAATTAGATGTGAATGATTTCTGTTCAACCATTTTCTTTTTTGTTTTAGGTTGAGAAACTTGTTGTGTAGGTTGTTTTAATTCTGTTATTACTTCTTGTATAGCCATAGCAACCTCTTCTCTGACTATTTTTCTAATAATTAATTTCAAATCTGATTTTTTCATTATTGACTCCTGTGTATAAACCTATTCATATATAAATATGAATTTTTAAAGTTTTTAGTTTATTTTTTAAGTCCAAGGTGTATATCCAGGTACTGGAGGATTAGAACCGGGAGGGATACCAAAAGCATCATATGTACCTGTTATCATATATGTATGTATTGCATTAGCTAATTGTTTAGCCACAACTTTTGTATCATTGGGTTGACTTAATATAGAATCAATCATAGGTTGACCTGCGGGTGGGATAGTTGGAAAAGCAATTCCTTTTCCTATAGGAGCTCCTAACATAATTCCTAATGCAAATAATTGAACTGCAGTTTTTATAAGTGGTACTGCAATCGGTAAAGGTGGGTTTGTGGGAATAGCATCTAAAATACCTTTTAATAAATTTGCAGCTACACTTACTCCAACTGGAGGAGGATATTGTATTCCTGATGCATATACTTGCATAGCATTAACAAAATCTCCATATGTTACATTACTTCCTTTAGCGGCTGCTTCTGAATTTCTTATCAACTCATCTTCTAATATTTTTGGATTAAGAGCCATTTAAGTTGTCCTATTCGTTATACTCAGAAAATCTTCGAGAGACTCAACTACACTTCTTATACCACTAGCTTGTGCATTAAATGCAGCTGCATTTATCGGAGTTCCAGATGGCCCTTGTGTTGTAGTTACCGTGATTGCTTGAATGTTACTAATTAGTTGGTCAAGTTGGTCACACAACTCAGTTAATTTTGAAACTAAATCATCACCTCTAACTAATGGTTGTGTTTCATCATCTATAGCTGAACCTAATCTTACTTCTGGTGCATTTATATCAAATCTTTCATTTGAATTAAATAAAGTGTTTTTACTTGTAGAAAATGATAGTCCTAATCCTGCTCCTAGATGTATATGTTTAAATGCAGATAAAAATAAATTATCTTTTCTGGCATTTATTGTTATTCTATCTGAGTTTAAAATAGATTGTGGTGATGTGTATCCATATAAAGTTGTTTCAATATCAGCATCAGACTCACCATCAATACCAAAACCTCTACCCAATGGAGAAGTAAACGTACTTTTTATCGTAAGAGAAGGTTCTGCAATACTTTCATCTGCTAAAGTAAATAGAATATTTTCACCATCTAATTGTTCACTATCAAAATATTCTCCAAGAGAGCCTTGATGAATCATACCAAATAATGAACTATCGTTAATACTTTCAATTGACTGGTTTCTACTCCTACCATTTGATATTATTATGTTAGGATTTATATTTCTACTACCGATTCTTATACTATTACCATGCCTACCTTCTAAGGTTAAATCAGTATGAATATCTGCGTTTTGAGGTAACCCACCATAATTGAAAACAGGAGCAATTGCTTTAGGGTCATCTAAAGAAGGTTTGAATTTTTTTTCTAATCGTGTAAAATTAATTTTAGGATATGTCGAAGATACTACATCTCCACTCTCTCTAGTAGTACCTAAATTATTTTTTGATAATGAAGGTGCACCTGATGCATTTAATGGACCTAAATAATAACCAACATTGCCTATTTCAGTTACAAGAACTAAGTCTCCAATAACCACACTATCATTGAATCCTCTAAATAAAGGATGATATTTTTTAGTTTCGAAACCAGCAAGTGTAGTATCATCCGTAAGTATATTTTTTTCTACAATTATAAAATTACATTCATTTGGATTTGATGCTACGTTAGGAGCACTTTCTGTAGAATTTATTACTTCTCTTACCATAGCAGGAACAAATTGTAGAAAGTCCTGTGTTACACCAGGTACGTCTAAAATATATTCTTTACCATCTGTTTCTTCTGACCTAAATACAAAATTACTCACTATGCTTCCCCTGCTTGCTGTGTTTTTTCCTTTTTAATTTTTTGAGCTCTTTGTTGTATATCATCTACATCGTCTTGTAATGCAGCAATTAAATCTTCTTTTTCAGATTCAGAAAGTAGCATACCATCTTCATCATTTTTATTTTTCCCAAGTATTCTTTGCCAAACACTTGCTAATTTAACTAGATGTTCATCGTTTTTTATAGCTACTTCGAACAATTCTTTTATAAGTGGGGTTATAAGAACAGCATCATCCATCGTTTGAATCATACCGTGTATTTCTTGAATTAATAAATCTAATTGAAGTTTTTTATTTTGTTGATTTTCATAAATGTCTTTTGTTAAATCTTCAAATGATTTACCATCGAATATTTGATTTTTATTATCCATATTAATTCTCCTATATGAATAAATATGTAAATTATGAAAATTTATCTAATTTAGAAAATGCATTTAGAGAACCTTTTGTATAAAAATTATTTTGTAAAACTTTCATATGTTTTCTCATAATGTTTAAAACTTTAGTTATTTTCGCAGTATCTACATTTGTCATTTCTCTCAATAAAATATAAAGAGCCTTTTTGTTAAAGTCTTCTATGTTTTCTCTCACCTTCATCAAGTCAACAATTGCATATGCTATAATTCTGTCATTTTGTTTATTAAACATATGTGGTATTTTATTTTCAAAATAATCTATAGTTTCTTCTACAAAAATAACAGCATCTTCATTTTTCTGAGCAGTGTGTAAGTTTTTAGCATTGTCTATATTTGCATGAGTTTTTAATTTTTTATAATTTGCATTATTGTTTAAAATTAAATAATTTTTTATAACAACAGAAAAATAACTAAATGCCTTTGAACCTTTTGTATGGTCATATTTATGCATATTTAAAACTATAAATGATATGCATTCATTTTGTACATCTTGAAAAGAGTCATCAAAGTAACTAAATTTAAAAGTATTTATAATGTTTTCTGTAAGTTTAAAAAACGGGTATTCTAAATGGTCATTATAAATTTTATTTTTTACTGATGGTCTATCAGTTGAGTTATATCTTATTATGCCTTTTTCAGTATCTTCGGTCCAATAATAGTTTTTAGTTTTTTTTCTTCCCATATTATTTTTTCTCCTCAGTTGATTCAAATAAATCATCAAGTAAATTTTGTAATTTTTTTATTTCTTCAAAAAAGAAACCAGTCTCATCATCTGATTCATAGTGTCCTTTAGCATCTACAAGTTTCATTTTTTCTGATGCAAAATTTATTATGTTTTGAAAATCTAATAGTATTTCTTCATACTGATTTATCCTTCGTAATGCATAAAATAGTGTAACACACAAAGTAATTATTATTGTTGTAAGTATTAATTCTAGTATCATATTTAATTAAACAGCTCGTCAAATCTTTTTTTCATGCCGTCTACCTTCTTTTGTTCTTGTTTATTAACCTGTTTGATTGGTTCTGGTTTTATATCAACATCATCTTGATGTTTCCAATTCTCATATTCAATTCTTGATGCTAACATATCAGCTTGATGAAGAAGAATTGGTAAATTAGATTTAACTTTATTCTCATCTAAATATTGCATCAAATATGTTTTGTTAGCTTCTTCATACATACCATCTGTTAATCTAAGAGCTAAATATTCATTCTCTGACATTGTTACACCAAAGTGATTTAATAAATAAATTGCTCTATCAGTAACGGTCATAAAATTTAAATCTTTACCTCTCTTGTAATATTTTCCTTGATTCTCAATGTGCCATTTTGAATCATTCGGCACATAATAATCATTTTCTAAATCACCAACTTTACCTAAGTCGTGATGTAGAGCTGCAAATATAACTTCCTCTTCTGTATAATCTATGTGAG